AATTGAATGGGCATGGGGTGGAGTCCGAGAATCCCTAGACTCGGACAAAATAAAGTTATTTGTTCGGATGGTCATGGGGGAACAAATATTGTTGGGTGATTATGCTTTTAAAGAAGGCGATCGCGTTCACACCAGTGATAAGAATTTTGGCAATGTGATTCTAACTGTTCGGGAGTGTTTACCATCTGGAATGGTTGAATTAATGGCTTCAAACAATCCCAGTTTAATCCTCCCCGGCTGTGGCTTAACAATTGTTGAGGAGGATTTCTAATGCTAACATTTGCAACATTATTTACAGGCGGTGGTGGCGCAGATTTAGGCCTAGAGTCAGCAGGATTTAAGTCTATCTGGGGAGTTGAGCGAGATCCTAAAATTGCTAAAGTTGCCCAAGTAAATCTCCCTAATACTAAAATATTTAATTCTTGCGTCGGTGAAATTCGCACTTATCTCATGGAACGGGTTGATTTGCTTTGGATGAGTCCCCCATGTCAGCAATATTCAATGGCGCGGCGTGGTGATATTCCCGATCACAAAGACAAAGATGCGGGGTTGTATTGTCGGGACTATATAGCTACATTAAACCCTCGATGGGTGGTTCTTGAGAATGTACCAGGATATGCTAAGTCGCCGACATTTGAGGCGATATTGCGATCGCTGATTGATTGTGGATATCGCTACCATTGGTTGATTCTTGACGCGGCGGATTATGGGGTTCCGCAAAGCCGGAAACGATTAATCATGTGGGCAGTCAAAAACTCAGAACCCCTCCCATATTTTCCCGAATCAAAGCCTAGAAAGGGATGGTATCAAGCTATTAGTGATTTAATCCCTGAGATGAATGATTGTGAGCTTGCAGACTGGCAGATTAAGCGACTGAATGAACTGGGTTGTTTACCAGAAAAAGCCTTGATTGATATTGGGAAACAACTCATTAGACAGGCTACAGTTCGGGAGTCAAACGATCCAAGTTTTACTATTGTGAGTGGTCATGTTAACTCGCATTCTCCTATCCTGTTAATCCCCCGAGCGGGAGCCTGCATCAAGAATATTCTCCCGACTCCGCAGAACAAACCCTGCCCAACAATTCGAGCTATGGCATCGGGGCGGCATACCCACTGGGCGGACATCATGGAGGGAAGTCAAGTTAAACGAATTAGTCAGAAAGCGACGGCACGGCTTCAGACTTTCCCTGATGATTACAAACTCCCAGAAGCCAAATCTTTAAGCCAACAAATAATCGGGAATGCAGTGCCGCCGTTGTTGGCTAAAGAATTAGGTCTGGCAATCTTAAAATCAATTAACTAACCATGAAAACATTAACTAAAGCCAAAACCAAACCCGCTAAAAAAGGATTTCAACCCGCCCAAAAAATTCATGCCAACGACCTCCACACATTCTCTTGTGAATGTCTCTGGTACGATGCTGCCACCGACGAGGAACTATTGACCGAATTGTGGACAGTCAAACTCGATAAACGGCGATTTAGAACGGATGTCCGGCAAGCCATTGTTACGGGGTTGATCTATTGTTTCCTGGAAACCCCAGAAGCAGTAGAGCGACATATTAACCGAGTATTTTTTTGGAATAATAAATCAAGGGCTTATGAGCCATTGGGGGCGGTGTCAGACTTGCCGATGGACGGATCTAGTCCGGTTGATTTTGAAGCCGATCCGGTGGTGGCTTATGAGCGATTAAAAGCCCTTTGTGTCGAGATCGAAGTTATCAAGGTTGACGATTGCTTTTGCTCTTGACTAATTTGATACTCAAGATGGAGTGATCGTCACCCTCCATTATTAATCCAATATCTGACCAATTCCGAGAGGGATAGACTTCTTGAGGATGCGATCGCCTCTAGCCTTTCCCTCTCAATCTCTGAAAGCATTACCAGAATAGCCTTTTGGCGTTTCTCGGCTTTTTTCCATTTACCCCTTGACATATTTTTAAATTTTATATATGATTTAAGAATAACAAATTTATAGGGTCGCCGCCAAATCGGGCTAAATATGAAAAACTCCACAACCACTGCCGCTCAACTTTCTAAAAGAATCGCTCAACTAAATAGCTTGATTAGCAAGTTCCCCCGCGTCCGAAGCCTAATTCGGAAGTGGGCTTTTGAATTGACTGTTTTAGAGGGGCGGTTAGAAGCCCTGAAAGCGGTGGCGGTTGTGGAGACACCGAGGCAATTAACAATTTGGGATATGCCAGGACAAAAAATTGACTGGTTTTTTCCTCCCCTTGTGGGGTCGGAAAAGCAAATTCAGTGGGCGGATAAACTCCGCCGTGATTTTGCTAAATATTATTCATCTCTGGGTGGCGAACCTGGAGAGGGCGAAATCAAAATCAAGAAAGCGGTAGGGATTGCAGTTTCAGCTAAATTCTGGATCGAAAACCGGGACTACTGTGAGCAAATATCCTGGGAAAATATGACCCAGGTTTTGAAGAAATTGGCTGCCTTGGTTGGGATTTGCCAACCTTGGTATAACGACTTGGATCAATCAGAATTTGAGGAAATTCTAAAAGCTAAAAAATCAATTCTCAGAAACCTGAGAATTGACAAAGCAGGCATTGTTGCCTGTTGCAATCAGCAGAGTCAAAACAGGGCCGTAGAAATGCGGCCAGAAATTGAGAGACAAGAAAAAATCCGTGCAAAAGCGGAGGAAAGAATTTTTCGGGAATGGGAACTTAATCAAAGATCCCCGATTTAATTTATGGGCTGGGTGCGATGCCTTAAATCCGCGCAAAAATTAACGATTGGCGAGATGTCTAATGAATAAAAAATTAGTTGATTTGATCAAAATTTTACCTAGCCCCAAGGCTGCTTGGTTGGCTTTAGAAATGGGATTGCTAAATGATTCGGATGATAAATTTATTTTAGGGGGCGCGATATTAGAAACCGTCCCCGAAAACAAGCGAGGCAATCCTAAAATCATTTCTGCGATATATGAAATCGCAGAGATAGCCTTAGAGCGTTATCAAAGCATTTACAAAGGATTGCCCTCAGAATGGAACAATCATCGCCTACAAGTCAGAAAGTCAGTTTTTGGATGGTTATTATGACTCAAAAACTTTTACACGCCCGTTACTGGAAGGCGGACGGTACCGGAGAAAACCGAACCTCCTACGACCCCCACGGATTCGGGTTAAAAACCCTAGAAACTATGGATGCCCTGATCAATGGCTTAGGCTTAAAACAAGTTGAGGGAGTGTCTTTGAATGGGGCTCTTGTCAATCATCACAAAGCCAAGCTCGCAGATATTGGGCATCAGGTTCATGTCGCGGCAACCGCCGAACAGTGGGAAGCTGCGAAAAAATATTGGGAATCAGGAGCTTTTGATTGATCAATAATTGAGATCCCAACAACTAAAAACCCCAAAAACCCCACGATATAAGGGTTTAACTATATCAAGAATACCTTGGGGTGGTAGGGGTCGCAGGTTCAAATCCTGTCGCTCCGATAGACGCAAAAGCCAGATTCTATAAAGGGTCTGGCTTTTTCCCGTCTGATGGTTGATAATCTTCTATTAGACAAGATTAGACAAAATTAGACAAGATTAGACTGATTATTGATCATCAATTGTGACTCAGAAGAAAGCACCCAAAGGAAGCGTACAGGTCAAAACTACCATCAGTTCTGCGGGGGTGGGGTGGCTCCGGTTGGTTTGGTCGTATCAGGGCAAAAGATATTTTTTGAGCTTAGGATTGGAGGATAATCCCCTAAATCAGATGGTGGCACAACGGTTGGCTTTACAAATTCAAGGGGACTGCGCCACGGGAAACTTCGATAGCTCCTTGATTAAATACAAACCGCAATTAGCCCGACAATTGAAACCCGTCACGGTTTCAGTTGTCGGGCTAATTGAGCAATATTTAATTTTCAAACAGCAACAAATTGAATCAGAAACGCTTTATAAATACAATCATTTCTTGCCCAGGATTAAACAATATTTTGGTAATGATAGCCTGACTGAAAAATCCGCTTTTGGCTTTCGTGATTGGCTGCTACAACACAACGAACCCGCCACAGTTAGGGAAAGAATTGTATTCTTAAATGCTGTTTACGAGTGGGGGATTAAGCGTCAATTAGTCGAGAATAATCCCTGGACTGAAGTATCGGTCAAGGTTCCGCCAAAACGACGGTTAAAGCCATTTTCAATTGAGGAAATAAAACGGATTTTAGAAGGGTTTGCAACGGATCAATATTATTCCCATTATCTCCCTTATGTTGAGTTTTTACTGGGTACAGGTTGCCGCCCGGGTGAAGCAAACGGGCTCCAGTGGAAACATTTCTCAGAAGATTGTGGAGAGGTTCTAATAGCCTGTAAATTAACGGTATCCGGTGAGCGGAAATCGACTAAAACTAATCGCGATCGCTTAATCCCCCTACCCTCACGCCTTCAAAATATTCTCAAAGCAATCCGTCCGATTGACCCCGACCCTGAAGCTCCGGTTTTTGTCTCCTTGACTGGATTGCCAATTGATTCCCACAACTTCAGGAATCGGGCTTGGAAACAGGTTTTAGCTAAGGTTGGTGTGGAATATAGAAAGCCCGGAAACTGCCGTCATACTCTGATTTCTCATGGGTTATCGCAAGGGAAAAGCCCTGCTGAAATGGCAGAACTCGCAGGGAATAGAATTGAGACTATTTACAATAATTATGCTGGGAGCGTGATTCATCGGCCCTCACTACCTGAATTATTCCCAGATGACGAATAAATTCCATAATCTGTTATAAACTGGGGAATAGTTATATAGGATATTTTTTTATGAGACCCCACGAACACAGGCAAGAAATCAAAGCCAGACTCAAGCCAGAAGATAGAGAAAGGCTTAAAACCCTAGTTGTAGGCATGGGTTATCGGTACTGGAGACAGGAATCTCCAGAACCCGCATGGACAGAGTTTTTGGAGGCGATCGCAACGGGCGATATAATTCTTTACAAAAAAGTTGAATAAGGAGGTTGACATTTTTAGATAACTGGGGTACAACTATAAGTGTAGAAGGTTATAAGCCTAGGAGACAGTTTAAATGTCAATTGAAACGAATCAAGTCTTAAAGTTAAAATTCGGGTGTTTACTTGGGGATAGAGTTAAATTATCCCCAAGTGATACCAAATGGGGAACGGGGATTGTAAATGGGTACATTCCCCCTTGTGAGGAGGACGAGCGAGATTATGTTTCAATCGATTTTGAAGACATGGAAAGCCACGATCATCAAGAGAATTTATGGCTTGTATCGGGAGAATTTACTCTGATTTAGTTATATGTTTCAATCCCTGATAGGGATTATAGCTGATTTCACCCCCGACTATCTGGATTTCAAGGCAAAAACAATCGCAATGAAACAAGAGTATTTGAATGGTTTAGCAGCGTAAAAGTTAACCGAGTAAGGTTACAGCCCCTACTCGGTTGCAAGTCAATCATTTTCAAGGAGTATATCATGAAAGTTAAAGTCTATTTCAATCTCCACAAAAAGATGTTTTCGGTAGTCGCGCTTGAAGGTGAAAACAAGGGGCGGGTCATAGCACACCAAACAGAGGTTAAGTTAATAGATGCACAGTTTAAGGTTTCTGAAGCCGGACGGCAACGGGTGATCCAACAAAAGCGAAAAAATGTCCATGCTTGCGTTGTAGGAACATTGACTGACACAGTGAAAAACTGTGATCAAGCCGTTACTTACAACCCCTACAAATACAACTCATTCATCCTAAAAAAGGATGAATCTCCCGTTAACACGGCTCAAAGCGTTCTGCTAATCAACAAACAAATTTTTAT